GCACCTTGGTCAATGAATATATTTGAAACAGTTGCCATTAAATACAATCTCCTTTATCATCTATTTATAATTATTTATAACTGAATGATAAAAAAAGATTGGTATTAATTAAACCATGTGACTATATTTTATATCGGTTTTTTAATTATATATGCAATTGAATAATATGGTGGTAAATTTCTATTTGTTCCACTTGAACCTGCGGTTCTTACTGCTTTTCCACCACCACCTACATTTGTACTATAACCAGTAGTTTGCCACACAGGATAATCACCTTGTTGCAGTGGGTGTGTTGGAAAATGACCATAGTTAAAATGGGTATTACCTGCATATCGCAACAAATTTATATCATGGCCATGCGACACAAGAATAGCATCTTTACTACCACCTGTTTGTGTAAGACTTCCTGTGATATTTGTTTTTGCAACACTACTATCATCTTGATTTGCACCAATGATAAATCTATCTCTTAAGTCTGGTGAAATAACATCAGGTGGGCCTGCATATGTAGTGCCGTCACATAAACCCCAACCAGTAGGAATTGTTAAAATAGTTCCAGACCACATGAGAATCATGCCTGGAATAAAGGCTGCATTTGCTTCTAGTTTCGCAGATGTAATATCACCATCTGCAATTTTAGGTGTAGTTACATTTGCATCTGCAATTTTAGGTGTAGTTACATTTGCATCAAGAATTTTATCTGTGGTTATTGCATTAGCTTTAATTCCACTTGTTCCGATTTGTGTTAATATACTCATAAATTATTCTCTTTTATTTTTTAAACTATTTATACAAGTTATTATTCATCAGCAGGTGCAATAGTTAATTCACCTGCTTCTACTTGACGCATAATCTCATCATAAAATCTATTACCTTCTACTAATGGAACATTCCAAACTTCACCATCTATTGTTGCATGAATACAGGCAATTTCATTATTATATGTCATATATTGTGCGTTACTTATTTCCATTTTTTTTCCTTAAGGTAATTCTGCGTCTATTTTAATACTGGCCTTTTTCAAGACATTTATCCCACCATTGGTTGCTAAAAAACTGTATGGGCTTCCAAGATAAGTTACCCAAGTTCCACCACCTGAAGTATTATAATAGGATGTGCCTGGTGAGGTTCTCCAACTTCCACAAGTACAATAAACATGAGTAATCAATCCACCATTATTATAATTTCTACAACCTTCATGCTCCCCTGTTCTAACATCATAATATCTACGACATCTTAAATCAGTAACCTGATATGGCTCGAACTCGAATCCTGAAGCGTTTTCTCCGACCTCTAGCTGAATCCCTGTAATGTACCATTCGTTAGATGTAGAATCAAGTAAGTTTGTTATACCAGGCGCTATATTAGCATTAGTAGTTGATTCCCAAGAAGTTGCTAAAGTTCCTGATGTATAACTTGTTCCTGCACTTAAAAAAAATTGAATAGTTAAGCTTTCTGCATTATCATTATCTAATGCTCCTGTGGTGTCTCCTGCATAGGTAATAGTCTTTTTTTCCCATGTATTAACCGAATCGACTGTATAAGATTTAGAAATTGTTCTTGAATTATCTTCATCAGAAAAACGAGCAATATAAGTTCCAGTTTTATTAGATTTAACCCAAAAAGAAAGAGTTAATGATTTAGCACTTGATGAGCCTTTAAGTAAGTGCTGGAGGTTTTGTCCTTCCATTTTTTGCATAAACATTGAGTAATTACCAGCAGCTGGACTTGCTAAAGCAGTCGTAACATCCATCTTCATACTATATCCAAAACCTTGTCCTGATGGAACATCAGTTGATCTTGATTGGGTGTAAGCCCCACTTCCATTTTGTGAATATTGGAATCGGTCAACTGTTTTATATCCAGTAGATGAGGCTGTAGCTGAGGTGCTTCTTTGCCATATATTCATTCCACCATTGATGATTAAATTTTTATTAACAATATTACTGTTAATAATAGCAACATTACCAGATGTATCTATCTTTATATCATCACTATCTGATTGTAATCCTCTAAATCCAGCTGATTTTATAAAACTCATAATTTATTCCTTTGGATACTTATCTTTTACTGCTTGAATCTTTGCGCTCATATCATCAGAAAACGCACCAGCTTTAAACAAATCATCTAACTGGTCGCCTATGTTTGGATACTCTGGTCTACGACTTCTTTGATATGCTTTGGCATCATACTCTGCTTGTAACCTAGTTATTTCTGCTTGTATCTCTGATTCTGTTGGGCAAGTTGTATTTGAATCTAACCAATTTATTACATCACCAGTCATTGTCCATTCTGAATCTGGTCTTAATGAAAGTATTGCATCTGATTTTGTAATCATGCTACAACCTCCATTAAAATTATTGTTGAAACTGGTGAAACAACTACGCCATTAGCATTTTGAAATGTTGCTGAACCATTATTATTAGTTCTATATGGTCTGCCTTGTGTTTTATAAGTAACATTTGAGGTTGTAGACGGACTATCTAAAAAATTTATTGATGCATATCCATCTAATTCTTGGTCATCAGTATACCAAAGATAAGGCCCTGTACTATTTTCTATTGGAGTCCAAATTGTTGTGCTATCTCTTAATAACCTTATACCCACACCCACACCGTCTTGACCTCTTAAAGAAACAAACTCTTGAAGCACTTGAACCAATATTTTGTTAGAAGATGAAGATGGTGTTATAGATGCACTTAAAGTTGTATCTGTATAATCAGTCGTAGTAACAACAACTTCTGTACTTGTAGTTCCTTGAACCACCTGAACAATTGTTCCAGCACCAACTGCTATTGCACCAGCTTTATCTGGTAAATTCAATGTTCGGTCTGTGCTGGTATTTGGAGCTTGAATGGTTAGTGTTCCTGTGCCCGAAGCGTTTCCTTCAATTTTCACATTGCTCATTTGTTACTCCGTTACAAATTCTGTTATTGTATTTCCTTGAGAAACCCATTCTTGAACCTCTTCCCAAAATCTATTATCACCCTCTGTACAAGTTGCATATGATACATCAGTATAATAAACATAGTATATTGTTGTAGTTGGATCAGAATCGGTAAATCCTGGCAAAATTTGTCGTTTTACACTTTGTATCATTTTTATGTTCCTTTTTTATAATTCTGCATCTATAATCAAATCAGCGTGTTGAAATTCTGCACTTGCTAATTGTCCAGTTGTTCCACTAGTAATTCCATTAATTATAATTGTCATACCTCTTGATTGGTCTAAAGTTGTATATGTTCCTGCTTGATTGTGCCCACCAGATGTATTTTGACCAGAGATTGAAACACTTTGAGTACTAGTAACATTAGACCAAGCTGACGAGTTAAACATTCTGAATTGATCTGCTGTTGGAGTATTTGTAGTAAGTGCAGGTTGAGTTTGAACAACTAAAGAAGCACCTCCTCTTTTTGGTTCTTTAAAGTTATACCAACCTTGAAAAATATTATCACTTGTGTTTCTTCGTAGAAAAAAAGATAGGTTTTCATTTTGAGAAGTAAGTCTTTCAGCATATCTAAAACATTTTCTCTGTGTAGTTTCAAATGGTTCAAACTCGAAATCTGTAGCAACACTTCCAGTTTCCAATTGGAGGCCTGTGAGATAAAATTCATTACTTGTTGAATCTGCAAGATTGACTTGACCAGTTGCTACAAAATTTGCAAGTCCATTTCCATCTACTCCAGTTGCCCAAGATGTTCCAAGACTTCCAGATGTGTAGTCTGTTCCTGCAGCTAACCACCAAACAACATGAAGGCTTCTGTTAGCATCATTATCAAATGCTCCTGTGGTGTCTCCATCAAAAGTCAATTCCTTTTTTTCCCATGTGTCAGCAGAACTTACACTATATGATTTTGAAATAGACCTTGTATTATCTTCATCAAATAATTGACAAATGTGTGTTCCTGTTTTAGAAGATTTTACCCAAAACGACAATGTGACTTTTTTAGCACTTGATGAGCCCTTGAGTAAGTGCTGGAGGTTTTGTCCTTCTATTCTTTGTCTAACAGTCATAAAACCAGATGTAGTAGATAGTGTATCAGCAGTAGTGCAATCCATTTTTAAACTATAATTGAAACCCTGTGCTGTTGGAACATCAGTTGATCGTTCTTGTGTAAACTCACCAGTACCACCAGTAAGATTACCAGTAGTATTAATTCTATCTACTGTGTAATAACCACCAGAATCTATATTTGTTTTTTGTGTGCGTCTTTGCCATATATTCATGCCACCATTGATGAGTAAATTTTTATTTTGAAAAACAAAATTTTCACCAACTGCGTTTTGTAATGTATCTACTTTTAATGTACTCATATTACGCTCCTAGTGATGCATTGTCATATACTGTTTTTAGTGCATCAACAGTTGTTGCGTTATCTATATCTGTTTGAATTGTTGCGTATCTTGTTCTGATTTCTGCTCTTGCAGTTTCGGCTGCTGTTGCATCTTCGCCTGGTATTTGTTTTGCAATAATATCATCATGTGGTTTGAATTCTTCTGATCTTTTTGCTCTTCTTTTCTCATGTGCAATATTTTTTGCTTTTGTCAAATTCACAACAATACTCATGCTTGATACTCCCATGCGTTACGAAATGTTCTGTCTGATGGCACTTCGCTAACATCAACTATCTTATATGGTCTACCTGAAGGTACATCTTTAACTGCAATTTCTTCAACAGTTAAACTAGAATTATCTGATGGAACAATAACTGCAACTCCACCTTCTTCTGTTTGATATAAAATTCTTTTATTACTATTCATATATTTTTCCTTTTAACAAATAATCATTACAGTAACTCTTGAACCATCTTCATATGCTGATGATTGAGTACTCCAATTAGGATTATCCAGACTAACAATTCTAACACCACTTGTAGTAGGTACTACACCTTTTGCTAAACTAAATCCATTTTCTCTGTGATCACCAGCAAAACTTGCATTAGTGTTATGTTGTGCAACACCAGAAATAGAATAATTTGCATGAGGCATTGCAGTTTCAAAATTTACTGTATATTTTCCTGTTCCATTATCTGTAACACTACTAACATTTCCATCATCAAAAATAGCAACAGTTCCTTCTCCATTAAAAGTAACCCATGCTCTTATACCATATATTGGTGCGTTACCTGATTGAGCTCCGTTTAATTTTGCAGGAGTAATACCTGAATTTGCTATCATATCTGTTGATACTGTACCTGTATCACCAGTAGTAACAATATTACCAGCAACATCAGGCAAACTTAATGTTCGATCTGTGTTACTATTTGGAGCATCTATAGTAAACACTCCTGTACCACTAGCGTTTGGACTCAATTTTATTTGTGACATATTTTATTATTCCTTTACTATGAAGCGTCAGTTAATCTTGTTATTGTAATACTAGTACCGTTTTCTGCCTGCTTAGCTGCTGATGTTGTATACATTGCACATCTTACTCGTACATTATCACCTGATGTTGTTAAATCTACAATTGCACTACAATCTAGACCAAAACGAGTTTCATCTTCACCACCTGCACTTAATCCTTGTTCGTCTTCTAGAAAATCTCCTCTACCTTGTAATGAAGTATTGTTTTTGTAAATGCCAGCAAAAGCCCTTGCTTCAGCAGTTTTAGTAGGGTCTGATCCTTCGGGTCGAATAAGAGAGTTACCTTGCCAATGAAATCGTACTTCATACCAACCAACTGTAGATGCATCTACTGTAAAAATACCAGTTGTTGGATCAAATTGATTATATGTGTCTAAAATTTGTGAATCATAAAGAATAGTTGTTGGGTTTGATGGAGTCTTGTAACCAATTGATGAACTTGTATCCCAAGCAGTTGATATACCACTTTGAGAGGTAGTCCTTCGACCAACTGCAACTATTTTTGGTAAAATTGTTGTTGATGTTGTTGCTAAAGTTCCAGTTTCATTTGGTACTGATATATTGTTCAGACTTCCAGTTGATGTTCCACTTAATGATAGTGCCATTTATTTTTTCCCTTTAAACTATTGTCCATACTGAGCCAGCAGGTATTGTTACAGTAACGCCTGCATCTATCGTGATGGGCCCAGCACTCATTGCATTTCTATTTGATGTAATTGTGTAATCTCCAGTAACATTCTGGTCATTTTCATAAAATACAGGATTTCCAGAAGCGCCTGTAGCACCTCCACCAACTGCACCCCATGATGTTCCATCATAACCTTCAAAATTACCCTCATCTGTATTAAATCTAAATTTACCTGAAACACCTGTTCCTCTTTGTGCAGTTGTTCCTTTTGGAACTGTAACTGAATCTGTTCCAGGCAATACTATGTTATCTTCTAACTTTGCAGAAGTAACATTTGAATCTGCAATTTTAACAGTAGTTACCGAACCATCTTGAAGTGTAGCAGTTGCATTTAAACTATCTAATGGTCTACCAAGATAAAGAATAAAAATTCTAGCTGCATTTGTAGGAGCACTTGCAAATGTAATTGTTAAACCAGAAACTGTATAAGAGTATTCTGGTTCTTGAATAATCGCATCTAAAGAAACTAAAATTTGAGTTGCAACGCCAATACTATAATCTAATGCGAAAGTAGTTGTACTTCCATCACCAGTAATAACTTGTCTGTGATATGCACCGTAACTTGGTTGATTTCCTAAATAATTACTCATTAATTTTTATTCCTTTAACTTTATTTATAACTGGTATCTAACCATAATGTCTGAATTGTTTAACGGTGTAAATGTAAATGTCAATGTTGTACCAGATATTGTATAGTCATCAGTCGGTTGCATACAAGTACCATTATAATATACAAAGGCATTATTTGTTAATATTGAATTTGATAATGTAAATGCAGCATCAGAACCGTTACCAGTAAAAGTATCTAATTGATAATCTGGGCCTCTACGAAGAACACCTCTAACACCTAAATGTTTTACTAAAATAACAGCTGCAGATGCAGGTGCAGATGTAAATGTTAATGTTGCACTCGACAATGAAAAATCTGTAGTTGATTGTTGAACAGAACCATTAACTGAAACTAAAATTGAATTTGCATTAGGTGGAGTTTCTGAAAGAGTAAATGCAGTTGTTGAAGCGTCACCTGTAAAACTATCTGTTGTAAATGATTTTAAATTTGCAGCTAATGCTGTATCAGTAACAGAACCAGTTGGTGGTGTTTGATTTACATTTGCATAACCTCTATGAATCACATAAATTGATGCACTACCACTTGGTGCAGATGCAAATTTTAAAATTTTAGGTTGTGCGTCTGCTGTTTCATGAACTGTATAATCAACAGTAGGTTCTTGCACTACATTATCAACTACTACTAATAAACCTGTTGCAACTGAACCAGGCACAGGTAAGTCTAATACTTTAGAATTTGCATGACCATTGTGTGTAGCAAGTGCAGAACCTAGAAAATCTTCTTTTTTGAAAGTGGGTGCAAGTTGATTAACATATGGTACACCCATATATGATTCATTTGACATTTAAATTTCCTTATGTAACATCTTCTAAAACTGAAGCAACTACATCAACTGTAGCCGCAGAAGCATAAATTTGAACTTTATCATCACCATTTAAAACAATCTTTTGTCCAGATACAACTTTTAATGTTGAACCAACAGGTATAATTGCGTCTTTAACAATATGATAACTATTTGTTGAACTACTATCATATATTAAAACAGTTGCAGTAATAGAAGAAGTGCCAGTATTTGCAACATCTAATTCAATCAGAATAGAGTTTACTGTGCTACCATTATTTGCAGTATAAATGTCTGTTGGTGAACCTGAACTTGTAGAAACACTTGTTGCAAATGCGTTTTTAAAATTATTAGCCATTGTTTATTTCTTTCCTTATTATCCTAATGCAATAGAAACTGCGATTGCAAAACCCTCTGTTCCAATATTACCACCTGTTACTGGAAATGCCAAGTTACCTGACATAGTACCACTACCGTCAACTATATTACCAGTAATTGAAACACCTGTGTTTGTTGCTTCTATTTTTGTTGAATTATTATACTGAATTGTAACACCTGAAGCACCATCTATACTAATACTACCGTCACCATCTATATCAATGTTACCACCAACATCTAACTCAAGATTATTGTTTGAATCAATTAATAAATCACCTGTACCATTATGTGCAACATAACTGTGTGAACCATCATGATACATTTGTAAATCGTCATCAGTACCAAACTTAATTCTTTCACTTGCAACACCAGTTGAATCGTCAAAGTCAATAACAGTTGGTAATAAGACTGAACTTAAACCTGATTCTAATGCTGTAATTGCTTCGATAACATCTGATACTGCTCCACCGTTTATCGTTGATGGTAAATTTCCAATATCACCTACATCAGTTGCAAGCTCATTAAATTCTGTTCGCCATTGTTCAAAAGTAAAGGTTGCTGGTGCGTTTCTATCTGCCATTATTCTTTATCCACTAATTTTAGTAAAAGAGATTTTATTTCGTGCATCTCACATTTTAAATTATTTATATCTCGTACACAATCTCTTAATTCGTCTTTTTGTTTTTTAAATGCTTTTGATTTTGCAACTGCGGCTTGATATGCGTTCATATCAGTATTAACAACTCCTCTAGAATTTACATCTCTAGCAAGTTTTGGATAATTTTCTACTTTAAGATATTCACTCATATTATGTTGCCAATGCAATCGCTCTTATGTTTTTAATTCTTGGTGGTTCAGCAGAATTTGTTCCTTGCATACGAATCTTAATTGCAAAAGAAATAAACTCTGATAAATCGTTTGCAGTAAATTCTCTTTCAACAAAATCATAAAGATTTGCTGATGAGTTTACTGTTGTATCTGGAACACCAGTAGTATTAAAATAATTCCAACCTAATTCATCAAAATCTGAAGCATCATCTGAACGAAGTATCTTATACATTACTTGAATCTCTGCACTATTAAACTTAACTGCATCAAATAAAACTTTAATTGCAGTTGCAGGATTCTTTAATGTAACTTTTCTTGTACAGTAGATTGCTTCGTTCTTATCACCATCTGGTTCTTCAGGGCCGATATACTCATCTGAAGGATAGTAATTTGCTGAACTATCAATATTGTCTAATCTGTTTGCAACACAAATTGCAACTTTTCTATCTAAATCAATAACTGGTGATAAGTTATCTTTAGTTGATGTCATAGTAAATGTTGAGAAGAATGATTTAGAACCTGATAACTCATTTGTTTCATTAATTGTTGAACAAACCATTCTTGGATTTTCAAAATAATAATTATCATTTATTGGAACTGTTTCTGCACTTGCAGCTGCGGCTAACTGAAATGATGTTTGAGCACCACTAACTGATGTTGAACTTGTTGTACGAAGTTTACAAGTCAATGTTGTATCTGGGAATTCAATAGTAGGAACTGCCATTTGAATACTATCAATCTGTGCATTTTCTGTTGCAGTAACACTTGAACCACCAACTGTTCCATCTGATGTTCCAGATGTTGTAGTAGTAATTGTGTAATAGTCAATACCAATATTACCTATTGCAGTATGTGTCTTATTAATTTCTGATAAAGGTATTCCTTTGACTTGATGTAATTCAACAGTATCACTATCTGAATGAGCAGAAGCAGTAGCTGAAGGACTACTTAAAGTGAAAGTTGATCCACCAGAAAGAGTACCTAACAATACTTCATCATTAATTTTTATCTCCATAGCACCATCATTAAAATCACTTGTTCCATTTATTGTTAATGATGTAGCACCTATTGATACAGCACCATTTAATGTTGTTGTAATACCTTCAGAAACAACACCAGAAATTGTAACATTATTTGTTATTGAGTGCATATTATGATCTCTGTGTTTTATCTTAAGCACATTAGAACCATTGAATACTCTAACTGGATTTGTTTCTAGTGTTTTAACAGGTA